CTCGATCCTTCACTAGGAACTGGTGGAGACTACGGTGCTATCCAAGTGTTTGAAATGCCTAGCATGGAACAGGTTGCAGAGTGGCGACACAATCTAACACCTATACAAAGTCAAGTTAAGCACATGAGAGAGATACTTAGGTACATACACGAGCGAGCAGAGGAAAAAGGCGGTAATCCGCAGATATACTATTCAGTAGAAAATAACACGTTAGGTGAAGCTGCTTTAATTGTGATAAACGATTTAGGCGAAGAAAATTTCCACGGACTTTTTCTTAGCGAACCTATGCGTAAAGGCCATGTTCGCAAATTCCGCAAGGGATTTAATACCACACATCGCACAAAGATCACTTCTTGTAGCCAGTTAAAACATATGTTAGAAACGCAAAAAATGGTGTTGAAGTCTAAACCGCTGATTTCAGAACTTAAAACATTTGTTGCCCACGGAGTAGGATTTGGCGCTAAAACCGGCGAACACGACGACCTAGTTAGTGCTACGCTGCTGATCATGCGCATGGCCAACGTGCTCAGCGACTGGGATCCTCAAATCTACGAAAAAATGTCAGAAAGAATCACCGAAGACGCTATGCCTATGCCGATCTTCGTCAGCACTGGATATTGATAAATATAACTATGGACGCAAGAAATAATATAGCCACTGATTTATTCTACAAAGTACGTAGCCGATTTTCTGGCCTAAAATTAGGAGCAGAAACTGGACAAATTACCATCAACCCAGAACAGGCAAGATTTTTCGACTTTGATTACATGGAAGGTGAAAAACCGCTAGGACATGTCAGCATTAGTTTAGCTGAACCTAATTCCATGAAAGTGTATTTCAGCAGCGGCATCGCCGAAGGAATGGACTCTGGTCAAAAGACTGGGTGGTACGGATTCCTAAAAGAATTACGACAGTTTGCTAAACGCAGACTATTGAGTTTTGACACAAGAGATATTGCCAAAGACAATCTTGACAAACGAGATTATGCATTCCTAAGTCAAAACTCTCAACCAAAGAAACCTGATATGAACACAATACAAAAACCTGTTGGAGAAGGCGTTATGAGTGAAAGCGCAATGTACGGTAGCAAGACTATGAGCTACCAAAAATTAATGGACACTAGATTAATCATCAAGCATAGTCAAGCAGTTATGGATGATACACAGCCTGGAGCTCGAACACGGAATATTTCCGGCCTGTTTGTTGAAAATGCTGACGGTGAAAGATTCAAATATCCGTTTATTCACTTAGCAGGTGCTCGCGCAATGCAAAGACACGTGGCCAATGGCGGTCTTCCTTACGACGATCTAGGAAAGAGTCTTATTAGTATGAGTGAAGAAATTGCACAGCTAAAGAGCTTTGGAAATTATGTTGTCAGAAACGATTTAATGAATTCAGAAAACAACAGTATAGTAGAAAAGAGCTCAAATTATCTAAACAGTCTTCGAGAGCAAATACAAAAATTAGCCAAGCAAGGCCATTATGAGGCATATAGAGAATCATTCCAGACACAAGATAGTCTAGAAGTTCCCCAAGATGTTGTTGAGGATTTTGTAGAAAAGTTTACTGTACGTAATTTCAAAGAAGATATCAAATCAGTATTTCCTGTTTTGTACAAACTAATGCAGGAAGACAACACCATAGGCTACGACGACATAGTCGCCTTAACGCAAGAACAACCATATAACGAAGATGCCGAGATCGATACCTCAGACGAAACACTAGATCCGTTTGGAAAATTTGAATCATGGGTAATGGGGCTAGGTGAAGACTCTGCTATCACTAGTCAAGATCCGGAAGAACAGCAAGCAGCAATACAACAACTACAAGAATTAGTAGGCCAGGCATTTCCTGCAGGAGTTGATGGCACTAATGCTATCGAAAGTCTAAAAGGCATCATAGAGGACCCTGAACTATTCAAAAGAATCAAGGCAGAAGCAGGCGAGAACCCAGAAGCAGACATGCGAACACAGATACAAGGTTGGCTACAGCTTAATGCTCCAGAAGCGTTAGAGGCATTAGATTTTGGAGACATGGCCGCTGCTGAAGAACCAGCGCCAGAGGAAGAGCCGCCAGTAGAAGAACCAGTAGCAGCAGAGCCAGCGGCAGCTCCAGCGGCTGAAGTTCCAGCCGAACCAATCCCACAAGAAGCCGTTGATCCAGATAATCCTAGAGATTATGAAAGACCGGCAATTGATAGAAAAAAAGCAGGGCAAGAACCATTGAGCATGAAAGATGTTCAATACAAAGATGATAAGCCGAAACGAGATTTTGAAAAACGAAAAGAAAGATTAAACACCGAAGAATTGGCAGAATTTATAAACAGTTTCTATGACAAGGAAGCAGGCACATTCCCCAAAGGCCCAGAAGGCGTGTGTACAATGGTAGGCAAGAAGTTTGGTGAACAGGCAGAATCAGTAGCTCGCAAATTTGTAGAACGTATGGCACCTCAGCAGGCTGATCCACAGATTGCAGAACTTGCTCGTATTAGAGAGCTTGCCGGAACGACAGCTCCGGTCTCAGAAGATCTACAGGCAGATGACGGCCAGGCCTATGATGACTCTGCTGACTTCTTTGGTCAATTTGAAGCAGATCAGTTTGATGACACACAAGAAAGCGAAGACGGTATGGAGATTCGTGGATATATCGACGGAGTTAACGTGATGGTTTGGCAATTCAACGATGAGAGCAAAACCAGCGGATACGGTAACTACGACGATTCCGCAATTAGTCAAGAAGAATCGTCAGAATTAACTCGTATTAGAGAATTATCAGGCATTGCACAAGGCATTGGAATGTAAAAATTTCGTCGCAGTTAGATCGGGCACTTCGGTGCCCTTTCTTTTGGCAAGATAAATCAAAAAATACGCAGATAATCATTGACCTTGCTAAATAAAAAGCGCATAATAAAACATGTGCATAAGGCATATAAACATTTTAGGCATAACACAAGGAGGCATTTAAAATGGCAACATTAGCAGAAATCCGTGCGAAACTTCAAGAAGCACAATCAAAGTCCACAGGACAATCCACCGGCGGTGGAGACAACGCAATTTACCCACATTGGAACATGCAAGAAGGCAAGGAAGCGGTTCTCCGTTTGCTACCCGATGGCAATTCAGCCAATACGTTTTTCTGGGTAGAACGTGCAATGATCAAATTGCCGTTCGCAGGCATCAAAGGCGAAACTGACAGTCGAGCAGTACAGGTACAGGTTCCATGTGTGGAAATGTACAATGACGGTACAGCTTGCCCAATCTTAACTGAAGTGCGTGGTTGGTTCAAAGACAAATCACTAGAAGAAATGGGTCGTAAGTATTGGAAAAAGCGTTCATACATTTTCCAAGGATTTGTTGTTGAAGATCCTATCCGCGAAGAAAAGACTCCGGAAAATCCAATCCGTAGATTCATCATCGGTCCTCAAATCTATCAAATCATCCGTTCAGCTCTTATGGATCCAGAATTGGACGAGTTGCCAACAGACTACTTGAAAGGTCTTGATTTCCGTATTGCTAAAACTAGCAAAGGTGGATTCGCTGACTACTCTACATCAAAGTGGAGCCGTCGTGAACGTGCTTTGAGCGATGCAGAAAAAGCAGCCATTGATACTCACGGACTGTATAACTTGTCAGACTTCCTTCCTAAGAAGCCAACTGATGTTGAACTCAAAGTCATGAAAGAAATGTTTGAAGCTTCCGTGGATGGTGAAGCCTATGACATGGAACGTTGGGGTCAGTATTTCAAACCAGCGGGTATGGGTTCAGCAACAGGTGATCCTAACAAAGCGGCTGCGCCACGTGCCGCAGCAACTCCGGTAGATGAGGATATTGATGACACGCCTGCTCCGATAGCAGCGCCTGCTCCTAGAGCAGAAGCATCAACATCGTCTGAAGGTACAAGTCGTGCGCAAGATATCCTTGCCAAGATTCGTGCTAGACAGCCTCAGTAATTAAAGTACAGAGTGGGAGCCAATCTCCCACTCTCTTACCACTATAGGAGAATGACATGGCAAGAGTACAAAAAATCAACGAGAATTTTTCATTAAGTTATAATAGTCGCGAAGATCAAACAGGCGACACAGTTGCAGATATTGATATTAGATTTGATAATCCCAAAGACGATTCTGTAATCATTAATAGATTGAATACTTGGCTACAAGCGATTGGTCGGACAGACATCGTAGTAAGTCCAAAAAAATTACCAAAGGGTGAATAACGATGGCAAAAGCGTTTGATATTTCTAAATTTAGAAAGTCGATCACTAAGTCTATCGACGGACTTAGTATTGGCTTTAATGATCCCACTGATTGGGTTTCAACTAACAACTATGCATTAAATTATTTGATTAGCGGAGACTTTAACAAAGGCATTCCGTTAGGCAAAGTAACTGTGTTCGCCGGCGAATCCGGTGCAGGTAAATCATTTATCTGTTCGGGTAATCTAGTTAAGAACGCACAAGCACAAGGCATTTATCCCATCTTAATTGATACAGAAAATGCGCTTGACGAAAAATGGCTACATGCTCTAGGCGTTGATACAAGTCCAGACAAGTTGTTAAAACTTAACATGGCCATGATCGACGATGTGGCAAAAACTATCACAGAGTTTATCGCAGAATACAAATTAATGGATGAAGCAGATCGTCCTAAGATATTGTTTATCATTGACAGCTTAGGTATGTTATTAACTCCAACTGATGTTAATCAATTCCAAGCCGGTGATATGAAAGGTGATATGGGTCGTAAGCCTAAAGCACTGACAGCACTAGTTCGTAATTGTGTTAATATGTTTGGCGCCTACAATATTGGTATGGTGTGTACCAATCACACATACGCTAGCCAAGACATGTTTGATCCAGATGACAAGATCAGTGGCGGTCAAGGCTTTATCTACGCCAGCTCTATTGTAGTGGCCATGCGTAAACTAAAACTAAAACTTGATGCAGATGGCAACAAGACTACTACGGTACAAGGTATCCGTGCTGCTTGTAAGATCATGAAAACACGTTATGCTAAACCGTTTGAAAGTGTACAGGTTGAGATTCCTTATGAAACAGGTATGAGTCCGTATAGCGGATTAGTCGACCTATTTGAAGCTAAAGGGTTGCTGAAGAAAGAAGGAAACAGTCTTGTCTACACTACCAAAGACGGTGAGATCATCAAGCAGTTCCGCAAGGCTTGGGAACGTAATGAGAAAGACGGTCTTGACATTGCAATGGAAGACATTTCTAAACACGGAGAAATTACCACATCTGAGATAACTACTACAGTTGAATCAGACTTGGAGGTCAATGAATGAAAGAAGATTTAATTGCAGATATTTGGAGTGTAATAGTAGAACATATACCAGAAAAATCTAGAGGGGGTGTGGCTAGTGATTTTGTTAATACTCTACTAGATCACGGTATTAAAGACACTATTCTAGAAAGTCTACAGGGAGTAGATCCTTACCTAGATGAAGCCATCCAGTATGCAATTGATGGTGAGGAAATTGAAGAAGAAGATGATTATTACGAAGATGAGGAATAAATGAATTGGTATGATCGGGTTTCGAAGGATATTTCATATATACCTGATGCTGTGGCTTATTATGAAGCTGAATTAATTCAAGCAAAACAAGATGTCCGCGTAGCGGGAAGCATCGAGAAGGCCTCTGCGCAAATGCCTGGCATTGTAGAAAACCGATTTAACCAACTTCAAGAGATTGAAGGTATTCTTGAATATCTCAATATCGAACTTCGTAGACTTCGTAGTCAACATTTTCGCAAGTATTTGGAAAACTATCAACGAGCTTTATCTTCGAGGGACTGTGAAAAGTTCGTTGAAGGTGAAGCTGACGTTGTAGATTTTGAGAAAATTATCAACGATTTTGCCCTACTACGCAACAAGTGGTTGGGTATTATCAAAGCGTTAGATATTAAACAGTGGCAATTGAGTAATATTGTCAAACTGCGCACTGCGGGATTAGAAGACGCCACACTTT